ACTAGCAGCAGATATTTCTTTGGAATTTCTGTATATTACATTAGATTCTACTAATTTTTGGATTTTTGAAATTTCGCCTTCTATTTTAGTTATATTTTCTAAAATTTTATTTCTATCATTTATCATGATAGATTTTATTTTATTTTCGCCTTCCAAGAATTCTGTTAAACCTTCAGAGATATCATATCCCATATATTTTTTAACCATAGAAACTGCTTGTGTTCCATTTACTTTATAGAATGAATTTTCATTCATAGTTCCGTTTATTCTATTAAGATATATTTTATTATCCCATTTTAAAAGATTAATAGAAACACCTTCATAGATATTTGATGTTATAGTTTTGGCAAAATCCAATTCAACTATATTAGAATAATTTTCATATAATACAACAGTATCGTTAACTATAATAGATTCATCGACACCTAAATATGTTGATGCTTCGAGTCCTATTATTTTTGCTAATGTAGCGCTATCACCAAATTTCAATTTAGTATTACCTAGATATACTGATACATTTTCATTTTCCTCTGTTAATCTAACAGTTTTTTTACCGAATTGTATACTTATTCCATTTTCGTTAATTTTAACATTTGATTTATTAACAGATTTTAGAACTTTTATATAATCACTAGGAACCTCAGAAATTTCTCCATTAGGTATTTTTCTCAATTCATTTTTATCTGCTTCAAATATACTTTGTCCTATAGAGAAAAAAGTTTTCCCATTTTCGAACAATACAGGAGAATACACGCTAGATACTCCAGATTCACCTTGAGTATTAACAGGTAAATTCAGTTTTCTATTATCAGTGCTTTCATTGATATTTAAAAAGTTTATTAGATTTCTAACTACAGGATTAAATGAAAATTTAGAAATAGATTTAACTAAAAGACCATTAGATTTATTTTCAGAAACCATCCATTCATTCAAAGTTAATGATAAATCTGAATAGAATGAAGAATTACCACTGGTTTTAATACTTTCCAAAACATATGCAACTTGTATCTCTCTGCTAAGTTTATCTGAGGTAGCTTTTAATTTTTCAGATATAGCAGATACAGTAGAATCCCATATAAACCCATCAAGCTCATTTATAAAATTGTGGATCAATGCAAATTCTCCTATATTTCTAACATCTAATAAATTTTCATATTGCTCACAAACTATTTTAGCTTTTGGATATGTGTATATTGACGATTCTTTTATTTGAGATATAGCATCTCTAATCCCTAGATTTTTTACTCCCTGTGATTGTATAAATGAATTAGCAACAGAATCATCAGATGCTAAATTAGAAATACTTTCAAGTAATGCATTATCTTCATTAACTGGCTCTTTTTTTCCTATATAAGAACCTGCATTATTTGAAGAAACTCTACCAATTCCAGACCAAGATTCCATTAGAGCTGCTGCTGATTTTTTAGAAATTTCATTTTCTTCTTTCCTGATTAAATCTATACCTTGTACGTTGGTATCGGTATTTTCCATACCTTCAGATAATATAGCCTCATTTATGGTAGATGCTATTTCATCCTTAGAAATTGATTCCCCATTAAGGAAACTTTCGCACAAAGCTTTAACTTCAGGTGATTTTGTCATTGCTTTTACTTTTTTAACTTGATTTATGAAATCCATGGTTTACATTTTTTTTACTGATTATATATCTACATAGAGATATGAAATTTTACTATATTATTATCTAGCTATTAACATTTCTAATTTAATAGAAAGATCTACGCTAGTATTACAAAAGATTATACCACCAGCTCCTACAGACCCGTCGGTATATCCACCAGGTTTGGAAAGATCCCATCCCTCGTATGTCGAATCACTTGCTGATATTCGATCCCCGGATAAAATCATTAGTTCTCCCATCGTATTGGTATTACCATTATATGTCCATTCCAGATATTTTTTAGATTCTACTATACCTGCTGGAAATATAGCCTTTACTATAATAAATGATACGTATCCCATATCATCTCCTATATTATTTTCTGTTAACATAAAACATGTTTGTGGCTTTAATGTTACCTTATTTCTAGCAAAAGTACTAATATCTAAATCCAGATCCTTCATATATAGAAAACTCTCTAGATTCATGCTACCGTTATCTAGCACTAAATTACCATTATTAAACTTAAGTCCCTCCGGTGTGGTGTATGGGCATTCTATAGGTCTTGTTGCCATATTAATTTGCTATTATTACTACTAATTTTACATTATGCGGGGTTGGATTGCTAAATATAAGTCCTCCTAGCCCATTATTTGCTGGTTCTGCATGGTTATATGTTAAAAATGGATCAACGTCCCATCCTTTCCATACGTATCCATCCTTAACTGCTCCAGTTAATACCATGAATTTTCCCATTATATTTCGTTGAGACCCCAAATAATCCCAAAATAGAACACGCTCATCAAGTTCAGATTCGGGAAGATAATAGGCTCTAGCTATTATTAGAGAAACTTCTCCCTTAGTATTTCCGAATGATGATGGACTCATATTAACAGAAGTCATAGATCCTATTACCATAGTCTGTTTTTCGATATCAGAGAAACTCTGAAGGGGATGAAAAAATGTACTAAGATCTATGAGATCCAATGTTTCGTGTCCCTTGATTACCTCAAATGAGCTTTTAATAAATCTAAGTTTACTAGGATCATTAAACCTTTTAAATGTTGCATTTACTACATCCATGCCCAATGTTTCGTTGGGCGCTATGTTTTTATATTCGGTCTTAAATCCACCGCTTGCTCCTGGTTCAGTTGTGAAATCTGCTCCACCACCTGATAATATGGATCCTCCAGCACTAGAAGAATCACCACCACCGAAATTATTAATATTTTGATCTTCTGAGTTTGACACTTTTATTATTTATTTTAATTTAGTTGGGTCTACGTGTGAAATATATTGGTTATTATTAATACTGCTTTCTGTATTTATATCATCACTTTTAATCTCCTCTACTTTAATATTTTCTACATTATCATCAGACAATACAGTTTCTAATAATATAGAATCATCCATCTTTACATCATCAGGGTTTATATAATCAACCAATGATTTTATAAACCCAAGAGAAATTAAAGGTAATATTGCACCGCTTATTATTGATAATATTCTTTTCTGATATATTATCTCTTCATCCTCAAGTCCAAATAGTTCTATCCATCCCTTAAAATCATTAAGATTGATATATGTGTGATATACGTTATTCATTATTTGAAACGATGTCAATGTAATAAATAACATCCATACTATGGTTTTGTTTATTCTATTCAATATTATCAAAGAAGCCAAAGAACACGCTGACCCCAATTCAAAAGATACTGCTAATACCCAAGCCATTGTATCTCCCTGAGATAAATGGAAAAAATCAAATGAATTTATCATAGAAATGGTCGACACCATTAAATAAAGAAATATAAATATCCCTATTATCGATCCTTTTACTAATTTATTTTTTCCCATATATTATTTAGATGAATCAGATCTTAATTTAGTTATCTCCAAATCAATCTCGGTCTGTCTATTAACATCCAAAATTCTTCTATTAGTAGATTGTATCATTCTCTTTTCATTTTTTAATCCTTCTATTTGGAGATCTTTGTATGTAGGTAACCTATCTATTCTATTATTTATCTCTTTTAGAGATTTTCTATTGAATTCACTATTATTATCAGAATTGCACGATTTAACATAAATTAACAGTAATAAAAGAATTACGATATATCTCCCATTTTTTGCTATAAACTCTTCAAATTTTTCCATATCATATATTTTTATATTATATATCTAAAAATATATGTATAAAAAAAAAGCTAGTGATATACTAGCTTTTTTATAATTTTTATAGTTTTTATAATTATCCCAAAGTAACACCTTGCATTGCTGCATTATACTGTGATTCTAAGTCTTTTACTATACCTGCTTCTTTTTTAACATCTGATAATGCCTGATCAAAAGGCTTATATAATGCAATAAATTTCTTAGCTTCGTCTAATCCCTTACCTTTCATTTTAGATATAAAATAATGACTAGCTTCCAAATGAAGTCCACTAAGATAAACTACGCCATCCTTAATACCTTCACCTAATATCTTATTTATTTGCTTATCCAATTCAATAATACCAATAGCCTCAGTAGAAGACCATTCAGCCTCAAACTTTACAAAATCTTTATATGCAGAAAATAATTCATTAGAACACGTTACAGCATATACATTATCGGCAAGTTCTTTTTTCTTAACTATTATTTTTTCCCTTAATTCGTTAATCAGATTATTATCAACGCTAAATCCAGGATTATCTGTATCATTTATATCGAAGTTTGCTGGTTCTGGTCCATTAACATCCATAGCTATTACTTTTTGTGTTTTTTCTTTTTTATCTTTTTGTGACATAATATTTTATTATTTTATATATTTAAGTGTAATTTTTAAAAAGGTTTCTTAATTTAAATCATAAATATCGAAATTATCACATCTATTTTGATCCAGATATGCTTTTAGTGGTTCTCTTAAATCCAATACTGGATACATCTTTACCTCAGTATCAGGTCCAATGTGGCATAAAAAACCACCATCGGTTGCTATACCCAATTCTTCTTCCAATATAAGTCTATATAAACTTATTTGTATAGAATATTCATTTAGATGATTCTCCCATAAATTAGAGAAAGGTCTAAGCAACTTTGTATATTTTCCCTTCTTATGAAGATCGCTCTTAAATACACCATTAGTTTTCCAATCCCCTATTAAAAATAGGATTTTTTGTCTTTCGTTATCCCAAAATAGAAATGGCTGATCTATTGTCCCTGCCAATCTCCATTTTCTGGAAAATACTTTAAGCTCAGATTTAAGAGGTACTAATTGCTTTAATTTTCTTTCGTAGAATTTTAAAAAATTATTAACTCTAAAAGCATACTGTGATTTTCCATCCTCAATAGGAATATCAGGGTTTCTACCACTTAGAAAATCTTCTATAAAAGCATGTACTGCTGTACCTAATATATTTGCTACGTTACCTTTTTCTTCCCATTCATCAAGTACAACAGAAACGTCAACATTTCTTTCATATGCTTTTTTCTTAGACCAAAAATCTAAATCGAATGGTTTTTTGAATATCTTAATAAATGTTGTAACTGAATCAAATTTTACACCATCATATGTATAGACATGTTTATCTTCTTCAAAAATAAATTTGGGATCATTAAAGAATTCAAATTTTTTATTTATTTCAATTCTTTTTGTTTCTAATATTTCATTCACAGACTATTAAAAAATGTAGATATAGTACTAAAATTATAAATTATTAAAAATATTAATACCAATTGTGTGATAAATCTAAGAATCCATAACCAACTTATTTGTCTAAACAAAAATTGATATACAACAAGATAAGATTCCTCATTTGTATTTTTTATAGGTTCTATCCACATAGTAAGGATTTCCTCCAAATTTATGGATTTTAAATATTCGTTAGTTGGTTTTATTTCGTTTATAACAAATGAAGGTCTAGCATCCTTTGGTAAATCGGTAGACATCAATATAGCAGCTGGCAAATTAACAACAGTGTATATACGATTAAGATAATCGATTCTTAAATTTCTCCTACTCCATAGAGGAGAATTCATAGCCTCGTATTTTATAGTTTTTATATATTCCCTATATAATATTATTTCTTTTATTACTTTAAATATTCTAAACATGGTTTTGATATTTTATTATTTATAGATAATAAAAATGTAAGGTTTCCTACATTTTTGGGTTTTCTTCTATTTTCTTAGTTATTTTATTTCTAGCTCTTCTAATTCTGGTTGCTACTGATCTTTTTTTCATATCATACTTTTCTGCTATGTCCTTATATTTCATTTTATGCAATTCCCTGTCTATCATGATATCTCTATATAGATCGGGTAGATCCCTTATTTCCTCCAATACTGCTTCATATATCATTTCGAATTTATTTTCATCATTAAAGAATGAATTTGTACTATCATCCTCCATCACATAATAACCACCTATATCGCCTATTTCATTTTTTGCAGAAATAAATTCCATTTCCGTATCATTATGCGAATAGTATTTTTTTCTCTCCTTTATGATAAGCAATGACTCATTTTTGCCTATATTATAACACCATGTTGAAAAATTACCCTTGTCCTGTTGGTATTGATCTATTTTAAAATATACTTTAGCCATGGCGCTTAAAAAAGCATCTTCGGCTAGATCATTTTCTTTCAGTATTAGATAACAATGATTTAATAAGCCGGGTCTCAATCTTTCAAATAGATATTTAAATGTTTTCTCTGATTTGTTATTTATAAAATTCTCAGCCAACTTCTGAATGCTTGTTTCTTTTTTCATATTATTTATTTCTATCTATTTTTAAAACCTCTATTCCTGCTTCTATTAAGAAAAAAATTGATTCAGGGTTTCTATATACCTCAGAAAATACAATTTTTTTAATCCCCGACTGTATAATTAATTTGGAACATTCATAACATGGCGATAATGTTACATATAAAGTTGATCCAATCGAGCTTTGCGTACCTTTTGCTAATTTGGTAATTGCATTTGCTTCCGCGTGTAATACGTACGGGAGGGTTATATTATCATCGCTCTCGCACACGTTAGGAAATCCCTCTGGTGATCCATTATAACCATCGGAAATTATAGATTTGTTATTGATTATAAGACATCCAACTTTCATTCTGGAACAATGAGAATTTTTTGACCACACTGATGCCATCTCTAAATATAATTCATCTTTTGATCCATAATCTGGATATAAAAATGGAGAATCTACATCATCAGAATAAGCTTCGATATATTCCCCCTCGTATTTTGATTTTTTAACTACCCACATCTTATGAGACATGAATATATCATCCATAAAATTTAATCCTTTATGAAAATGCAGGCCATTACTAGTTATACTATCTTTCCCGATTTTTTTATCCATGTTTTATTTTTATCGCAAATATATTTTATAAATACGGTAAAAAAAATAAAATGCAGATTATTTATTATACTTTTCTTGAATTTGGTCTAAATGGGGAGTCCATCGGAGATACACTAAGAGGACCTTTTAATAAATTAACCATCTCAGATAATAATCTTATCATATTATCAGCATCAATTTTAGATAAGCCCTCAGATTGTACATTCTCTGCTGTCTTCGTACTAACTGCGTTTTCAGTTTTAGCAACTTCCTGATAATTAGGTTCGTTTTTTATTTGATTTGGTACCTGTATTTTTTGTTCATTGTTATTAGAGGATGTACCAGAATCGGGTTGAATGGCTTCCTGATTATTTTTAGATGCTAATGGAATTGATAATTTAGTAAGATTTTTTTTAATACCCCCACCTATTCCAAAATCACCGATCTTAGATATCTTGCTAGTAATAGCATTGATTTCTGGATTATTCATTACACCCTTAGCAATATCATTAAATTTTAATGATGATTTATTAGATAATAGATTAGTTGCAATATTAAGACCGTTTTTAACTAATGGGTTATTATTCTTGTTTATAAGTTTAGCTGCTCCCCCAATTATTTTATTAGGAGTTATATTATTGAATATATCATCGCTATTTAATGTTCCCTGTATTTTAGAAAGAAGATTTGGTTTTTTAGTAACTATATTGTTTTCTATTTTTGTCTCTTCTAGTTTAGGCTTTAAAACATTTTTATTCGTAGGGCCTGCTATTTTTTCATCCTCTTTTTTCTTAGCAATAGGAGCTAATAAATTCGCAAAGTCATTTTTACTAAATGCCTTCTGGTTTTTCTTCCTATCGTAGCTATCTATGTAATATTCAATTTCATCAGCTAAATATTTAGGATCTCTTAAATATTCAGGATCCTCTTTAATTAGGTTTTTCTTTTTTTCCTCTATTTCTGATGCTGTTGGGGTATCTTTAATTTTTTTGCTAAGCCCTGATAAATTACTATTTGATATAACATTAGCACCTTTTTTTAGATCAACTATTTCCGGACCTTTTTCTCCGACCAAATAATTGCCACTTTTCTTTACATCCCCACCGTTCTCAAATGCACCTAATAATTTTTTACCTATACCTCCGATAGATCCAGAAACTACATCCTTAATTCCGCCTATTCCTTTAGATAGATCAACATTTTTAATAAGGTCCTTACCGAAGTCTTTACCTATATCTTTAGCTATGTTTTTAAAATCTAATTTTTTTAATCCATTTAATCCCTCTGATATTTTTTTTATATCAAGATCTTTAAGAACATCAGATTTAGTATTTATATTTTTTAATTCTTTGGCTATATTATTAAAATCAAGATCCTTTAAACTTTTGGATAAAGAACCAAATTCAGATTTTAGGTCTTTTATATTTATATTTTTTAAAGCGTCCGCAACCTTTCCTATATCATTGGATTCTTTTATGTCCTCATTTATTTCTGTCAATGAGGAATTTACATTGGTATTTTTTTTAACTTCCAATGTAAGACTGCTAACACTTCTACTAAGATCTAGTAATTGTGCTATTAATTTGGGATCACTTGCTGCCATATAACAATATATATCTTATTTTTTAAAGTTAAACAGCTCTTTTACACCATCACTGGATTGGGCTTCCATATTATCTTTTTCTATTTTTTTATTTAAGCCGTCAAGAAATATTTGATATTCGTAATATGGTATATTTTCTATCCATATCATATCAACTTTATGTTCCGCCCGTAATCTGAATTTAATATCAAAGTAATTGTCCAAAGATATCTGAAATAACGAAAAGAGATCTGAGCCCAAAGGGAAAGGCAATATCGGCAGTGACCTCCTCATCACAAACTGGGCATCTTTGTTTAATGCCTAGTTTTGTACCGATTTTTATAATTTCTGATAATTCGAAATATAAACTATATTCTTCTTTAGTCCAATTATCAGATTCTCTGAATGCTAAAAGTATACTAGTATTGGTTACTTTCTGCCAATCGTCAAATAGGAAAGGAGCAATTTTTATAAAACCCTCATCCACTTCTATAGAATTATTATTTGCATATACCATAAAATTAGTAATCGCTTGATTTATTCCTACACTAGGTATAAACATTTCTATACTTTTATTAATTTTTTTAACATTAAATACAAAACTTCTAGTTTTTGGATTATAATATTTTAATACTTTCTTATCAAGCTCATAAAAATCTAGAGCACCGGTTCTAAGTTCTATACCATTAGAAAATGGACACTCGTCTGTATCTTTACATTTTTTATTGGGTGTAAGTAATATTACATTTTCACCTACAACGAACGATAAATCACGTATTGCCATTATTACAAAAAATCTATCCTCTTGTTTTAGATGTTTATATGAAACTATACCAGCATTAGGAAAATCTATTTTAAGACACCTCTCTAATATATAGCCAAGTTTTTCTTCGACACCTAGTCTATCTTCTTCATCTATTGTAGAATAATGTCGTATCTCATTAACTTCTGCTGGATATATTGCCATTCTAGTTCCTTCTGGATAAAAAATACCGCGAGATGGTAATATATGTAACGGTATATTTTTCCATCCCAATTCAAATGAAGGAGGAAGAGAAGATTCAACTTTTGGTACAGAAATTATTTCTGGATCCAAAACTATACTTTCCTTTATATCTTGTGTAGTTTCTATTAGATCAGACTTTGGTGTTTCACTTATAATTTCTTCATCATAAATAAGACCACCTTGCATTTCTTTATTTTTCAATATTTCTTCTGGTGATATGTCTAATTGCATAATTTATATTAATTTTTATTATTATATTACATATATAACCATACATAAAAAAAAGACCAAATTAGGTCTTTATTAATTATTACTTTTATTCAAAAACTGGGGTTAGATAATAAGTTTAGGGTTCAACTAGTGAATATAAATTAAACCCTCTTAGATTACTATATAGTAATAGTATTTATCGCCGGGTCCCATTAGATAATTATCTTAGCTTGTAATTGACATAAGGTTTCGGATTTTGAAAACTTTAACGTTTATATGAATAAATCTTCCCACGTATCGCATATCCATGAAGCAGTTATTGTATAAATAGCTGGAGTTTCATAATCAAGATCCATTGGGTTTATAGCTTCACTTAAGAAACATGATGGTATTCTAATTTTTCTAAATATATCACCTCTTTTGTTAAATACAGTAATAAGCATAGATCCAACGTAATCTGTTTTCAATCCCATAGCTCCAGTTAGAGGGTTGTAGATTAAATCTGACCACTGTCTTAATATTTTATATACTTCCATAGAATTCTTATCATTCAAATTGACTTCAAATTCCATAGATAACGCCATATCACTAGTAGATGGCTCACCGCCTGCATATCTTCTGGTAGCAAATTTATAATGTTGCTCCACTGTTTGTGCTGGTGTGATATCTACAGCCAATCCTGTTATGGATTTTACTTGCTGTGCAAGTATACTTTCTCCATTAAATTGTTTTCCTGCATCCAGTATTCCTGCTGGAGGATTTATAATAAGAGAGAATTGGTTAAGAAAAACTGGTTCTCTATTAAGTATTCCCGCTTTTGAATTGTTAAAATGTGATAATCCTGACATTTATTTATTATTATTTTATATGAATAGATCCTCCCAAACATCAACTGCCCAAACCATATCATCTATTTTATATAGATCTGTAGATGTATAATTTAGATTCATCGGAGTTATAGGTTTAATTGGAAATGCATCTTTACATGTAATTCTTCTATATACATCACCCTGCTTATTAAATATCGATATGACTATAGTTCCGACGTAATCATTTTTTAATCCCATTGCTCCAGTTAGCGGATTGTATATTAAATCCGACCATTGTCTTAATGTTTTGAAAACATACATTGAATTAGATTCGTCCAAATTGACATTAAAACTTAAACTCAAATCCATAAAGGTATTCTCAGGTTTACCACCAGCATAATTCCTTTTAGCGAATTTAAATTTCTGTTGTATTATTCCTGGATTTTTATCTAGAGAAAGTCCACTAACTTTTGTGACATGCTCCAGTAATATTTTACCTCCCGCTATAACTCCAGGAGGTATTATACTTACTTCGAATTGATTCAAATAAACAGGCTCCTGTTTATTGATTGCCGATATTCCATTGTTATAGTGTGATAATCCTGCCATAATTAATTATTATCTTTATATTTTATTATACAAATTGTATAAATCCACCAGCAGCAATACCACCTGTTCTAGTAACTGTTATTCTATTAATGAATTTTTGTATACCTCTAGTTGGTTCTACTATAACGTCTATTATACCCATATTCTTATCTATAATAGCTGGTGTATTATTAGATGCATCCATTATTGTTTGGTATGAGTATATACCTCCACCTGATCTAACACCATCTAAATAATTATCAACTAAAGTTTTTATTTCTAATCTTATAGAATCTTCATTGAAATCAAATAGATAATTAGCCAATATTTCTTGAACGTCACTTTCTATACTTATTAATAGATCTCTAACGTGAACTAGATTAAATGCTGAATTTACCTCTTGATATGCTGTTTGGTTACCAAATATGATAACACCAACACCTTTTCTTTTTACTATAGGATTTATACCAAATACTTCCAAGTTTCCTCTATCATCATCATCATATTCGTATTCAACTCCAACTACATTGCCACCACTTAATATTCCTCTTTTTTGACCAGCTATAATAGCATACGGTTCACCGTTAGCAAATTTTCTAATAAAATTATTAGAAACGTGTGCTGCAGGCGGAATGTTTACGTTTCTATTTCCGTCTCTTACTACTATATAAGGAGAATAAAATGCACTAAATCTAGCACCTTCATCATCAGTAGGTAAACTGAATGTATATGTTGGATTCAATGCCAAATTACCACCCGATACGATATAAGAGGTATTTAATTTTGGATACGGGTTTGTGCTCGTAGGCTCATCTGTAAATCTAGGATCTGTGCTATTTCTAAATTGTGCTATAGATGGTGCATTTATTATAGCCAATGATTGTTGTCTCAGTTTAGCAAGTCTACTTAATTCATTTTTAGAACTAGGTAAAATTTGACCACTGAATGTATCAACGATGTATCTGAATGATATAATATCCTTAGATGCCAAGGTTTTAGCTATATTGGTAGTATATAAAACTTCAAGAAGTTCAGTTACTCTTGCATCTGTTCCATTCGGTCTATGCGCTGCTTTAGTTTTAAATCCGTTAAGATATGTAAAATTAAAGGATTTAGTAAATTGAGCTATAGATTGAAATTTTCTAACTTCACTATTACTAGTTATTTCTATAGGTCTTGCTGCAATAACCTTATATGTTCCTGATGTTGTAGTTTTAGCTACCGATTTTACTTTTGTTAATCTTTTTTGTGTTGCACCTGTAGTGGATGTACATATATCAACTTCCTTAGAAACTAATAGATCTCCAACCGATAGAGGAGCATTTCCATTAGAGTCATTAGTTATTAATATTGTATATTCATCAACTGATGTACAAGGTACTAATGAATTTATAGATCCAACCTGTGAAACTATATTGGTTGTACCCGCTCCCGCTTGTGTACCATATGTAGTATAATCTGTTCCGAAAGCAGCTATATCTGTTATTGTTGTATTATCAAGCGATTCGTTACTGAATGATCTAGCATATACTAAGCTAAATAAATCTCTATCTACAGTAGATTCGAAACCTAGATGTTGCTGTTGTGTACCGACGGTATCCAACCATATTACATCACTATTTACAACTTCTGCGTATTTATTATCTTGATATAATTTCGAAGCATTGTATCCAATTAACGTATTAGCAACACCAAATGGTGCACCTGGTCCAGTTATACCACTAGGAGTAGCAATACTTGCTATGTCTATGTAATCAGAATTACCAAATTGGTATGAAGCTGCATATAAACTAGAGCTTAGTGAAGCTAAATTATCAGTAGGCTTTACTACTATTCCTTGTCCTCTGTAAAAACTTGTATCTAGTGGATGTGTAAAATATATTCTAAGTTCTCCACCAATTTCTTTTGTTCCTGTAACTTTCAATTTAATTAAATCTGCTTCAGCAAAACCCGTAGCAGTTGTTCCTGATACTCCAGTAACAACACCCAATATAAATTTCTGATCGCTAGATGAAGATACGGATAGGAATGTTTTCAATTGTGTTTTTTGTGCTGCTGTTTCAAATCCTCCTGCTGATCCAGTTACACCAGATGTTTCTAGATAATGTAATCCCATATCATATGCAGAACTGCTGTATGGTAAAAATGATCCGGATATAACACCACTTGTTGCTCCTGTTAATGTAAATAGTGTTCCTGTATTTATTCCTGCAGTATAAGCAGTACCTCCAACAGGTCCGGTAAATCCAGTAGCCCCTGTAATACCAATAGAATTTTGTGCATATAAATAATCTGCAGATAAAGCCTGATCGTAACTTAAGAAATTTACTCTTGTTATAGCAAATTCGTTATTAACATCTCTTCCGTCTATTAAATGGTGACCAACTAAATCTATTCTCGATGTGCTCTCACATATATCATCAAATGCTCTTTCGTCAATTGCACAAAATAATCCACTAGAAGGCGTATTGTTATTTATTAAGGTTTGTATATATTGATTTATTCCATTAAGGTCTACAAAATCAGGGATTATACATCCGGTAACTGATGTTACTATAGAAACGTCAGGGCTAGCAAGAAATGAATCCATCATGGATTTTTTAAATCCGTTATTGGTAAAATAGTTGCTCCATTTAGGATCTAATGCTAATGCCTGATAGTTTGTCCAGTCTCCATAAACTCCTATTACATCTATAAAGTAATCAGACATATAATCATAAGGATTCATAAAAGTAGGAACTTTATCAGATCCGTACCAATCTACTGCAAAAATATCATACCCTTTAATTGGTTTAGATGAATCAGAAGATTTTCTAATTATTATACTCATAGGAGATTTACCAAGATTTGTTAAATTTAATAACTTACCTTGATCTACTGTTCCTAGTGTTGCTAAAAAGTAATTAGTATCTGGGAACCAAAATCTTTCTTTATTATAATACGATGAATATAATTTGCTTGTTGGTACACCATTAATTTCTTCAGTATCAAGCGAGTATGATTTATACGTTACCGTATCAGGATCTGCTGATGTTATATCATCGTTTACTTTTAAAAGATTCAAAGCAAAAACCGGTCCCGCGTTTAAACAGGTTAGTATCGATCTTTGGAAGAATGATCCATTATTTTCAAGAGATCTATCCACATCTCCAAAAATAGATATTAGTGTTGTTACGTCCGGGATATAAACTGGAGTATTAAAAGGACCCTTATTAGAGAATCCCACTACTAATCTAATAGTTTGGGATGTAAGTATGACGTTTTGAGACGCGTCGAATTCAAGCGTATATACACCAGATGCTCTAAATTGTGAATAGTCTATTTTTACCTTATTTGCCATTATTTTTCAATATATTTTTACTTCTGTACTATATATCAAAAAAGTAATAGAAATATCGTAGCTATCGTATTTATATGGTTATAATAGTTTACTGAAATCCTTATAGCTCTGTCCTTGTTTGGTAGAAAAATCTCTCATGTCTTCATCTGATGGTAATTCCCCTTCCAATTTTGCAATAATCATATCCTTATATACACTATCCTCCATTTCGTCAAAAATGTCACTGACCATTTGGTTGAAATCGCTTCCGTCCATTAATGCCGGTAGATTTACTAGCGTCATGGCAACATCATCGTGTCCACTTTGACTTGAATATGTACCTGACTTATTCATCCCAAATGTAAATAACTCGGGTATTGTCCATTTTTTTTCGTTTATGAATAACCGATTTTCTTTTATTAGACTTCTTAGTAACTCGCAATACTTCAATTTGTTTTTTTCGTTGTATTTTATTCCGATCTTCATTATTCTTGCTGCTTCTGTATGTTTTGTATACAAAAACATTTCATCAAAAAATTCTTCCCTATTATTAAGTCTATCGTATAATAATTCACCCTTATAATTCATTTCTATAGCTATCTTTACTCTATCCACGCTAATTACACTTTCTGCTAATATATAAATGATTTTTGCTATGTCTTCGAGTTTAATTGTATTATCCCTAAATATACCAACCTGTAGTAAACCGAAAAAATCCGATTCATCTTCAAATTCTATTATTTTATCTATTATGTATTTTGGTAGTGGAGTAACTTTGAATATATTTATAACAGTATAATCACCTTTAGCACCCTCACTTAGTCT